TATCATTAAACGCTTTGCGCTTAATCATAACATCGAGAGATTCTTTGTATTGTTCTGGAACTCCTGCATCAGACTGTCCTCTCGAAAGCAAATAGCTTTGAATAGACATTATCTGCTCTCTACTAAGGTCGTCTTTTACAATCCTGCCAATAAGACCAGATTCTATTTCTTCTTTTGCAAGCTCTGTGTATCGTGCAGGGTCGGTTGAATTAATTTGCTGTTTAGAGGCAAAACCTTGATAAACTCCCTCGTTATTTTCAATCCTGTCCATTGCACGATTAATGTTCTCTGGACTTAATTCATTGCTTGATTGAAACAGAAAAGATGACTCTGCAATATTATCTTCAATACCAGCATTTAAAACTGGGTAATTTTCTGCATTAGCTTCATTAACAACTCTATCGCCTTCAACTCTTTGAGCTTTCTTTGTTGCTATACGGTCATTAACAATTCCAACTAATGTAGTGCTATCTCTTGAGAAGTTAGAATTATCTAATATTTTTTGAACTTGTGGACGCAAAGCTTTTGGCACAGCTTGCATAGTCTGCCCATTTGTTTCTAAAGCAGACTTTACTTTAATTAAATCAATTACAGGAATATCTTCTGCCGCAAGTAATTGTGTGTATCCTTCTGCTTTAACACGAGCAATAGCGTTTCTAAGCTTTTGAGCTTCAGCAGGTCTGCCCTCAAAGCCGCGATTTGCTTCTGCATTGTCAACTTTTTCAGTTAACTTTTGTATAGCCGCGTCAACTTCTTGTTCACTTGCACCAGATGTTATTATGCCTAGCACTGTAGGGTATTCAGTTTGAATATACTGCGCGGCTTCAACAGCAGAATTCAAACGCTCTCTTTTTAGTGCGGCTTCTTGAAGGTTAAGTTTTGTACTAGCAAGATATGCAGAGCCAGATAAGTTAATATAATTTTTATATCGACCAGTAGCCCTTTCCTTCATCTGTTCAATATAATCACCAAAGTTGGTTTCATATGTTGTAACAGGATCATCGGATTTGTCTGCTTCAAAAGCAAACTCAGCGGCTTTTGCTTTTATCTCTTGGTCAATAGATATTTGATATCTATCGTCAATAGTCTTTTCAAATGCTTCAGATGCAATTTTACCAAAGCTATTTGGCTCTGCTTCAAACGCTTCAGGCAGTCCAGTTTTTGGATTGATGGTGCGAATGTTAGATGCGCTAAGAGATTCAGCTAACTCAACGCCAACCTTTTCTGCTTGCTTAGACGCACCCTTGAACGCCATATCAATAAGCTGGTCAGCATTATTCATAGCAGAAACAGCCGCACGTTCTGCGGCATCAGAGACTCTTACAACCCCAATATTGCCAACCTGAAACTGTCTTTGCTGTTTAATTACTGCCATTATGTTCTCGTCAAATCGTATTGATATAATCCAGTTGCAATAGTCGTAAGGCCAGACATTGCGTATTGTTTTGCTTTTATTTGACCTTCAACCAAAGACTCTTGACCTTGCGCTAGCATCTGCGCTTGCTGTGCGCTTGATGTAAATTGTATGGCGGCTATGTCTTCACCTTTAGTCTCTTGTTGTTTACGAAGAAATGCCGCATAACTTCTATCACTGCCAATGTCTCTGTTTAAATAACTAAATAAGGCTCTGTTAGACGCTTGCGCTGTAGCAAATTGGCTTTCTCTTTGATTGGCCTTGTCTCTTGCTTGTATTTTATTTTGATTAATTTGTAGCTGTTGCTGATACATACGATTTGCCGCAGTATCTTGAGCCGCTTGTCTAGCGTTCATGGCAGACGCAAACTTCAAACCAGTGCTAGCAATTTGTGCCATTGTAAAAAAGTCCATTAGAACGATACCTCTGCTATAATGCCATTTACTTGCGCTTTAAGCGGCGCAGACTGCGTTATCTTTACTGTCGGGTCTTTACTAAACCCAAGCAACCTAAACTCTTCCTTGCCAGTTACAGGCTGTCTACCAACAGCAAAGTTACTGTTTACCTGTCTTATCACTAACCTGTTGTCATTTACAGATACAGACAATGTGTCCACTAAATCTAGTATAACACGATTTACTCTTCTTGGGTTGCCTGTTAATGGGCCGCCTTGCACTGAAGCATCAATAGGCAATGTTTCAAACTCTACATTAAACTCATAACCAATCTCTGCGCTTGTAATCTGTTGCACCGCAGACACATCAACCTCACCATTAGCTACAGTAAACTGACCAAGATAATTATCCCCATCTACTACAGATACAACTGCATCATTAACAAAATGAGTAGATACGTCAAACACCCCAGCAGTACCAGTGAAGTCATCAGAGAAGTCCATGTTAAGGTCTGCATCAAATTCTGTAAGAATAAACTTATCTGTGCCATCACCTTTGTCATACTGTCCCACTAGAAACACCCTATCATCAACAGTGCAAATAGAATGGAACTTGCCTTCAGTAGTAAACTGTGACCACCCTGCACGTTGCTCACCCCTGTTAGATGTAAACAAGGCAATCGTTCCATCACTGTTTAAGACAAACGCATAAGATTCAGGTCTATTGATTGCGCCTCGTAAGATTGACATCTGTACAGGGTCATTAATTAAATGGGATGAAAGCTGGCTAATAGATGTAGATACATATGCCGCTTCTGCATCAGAATATATATACTCTCTAACTACTGAGCCATTCTTCTGCACATAGATAGTTGCACCATCGAGTGACTGCGGCTTTACAAACCCCGCCCCAAATGGTGTTTGTCTTTTAATCTGTGCATTAGTTGGAGTAATAGGTTTTTCTGTAAACGCAGGAATGTATAGCTCTGATGTGCTGGTAAAGATTTGCAAATCACGATTTGATACAATATGGCGTATGCTGTTAATCTCACCAATACTAGCCGTAAGGTCTAACGCATCATCATCTTCTGCGTCACCAACATCAAAGTTAAAGTAGTCTGCGCTTTTGCTTGCCCATATTCCATCAGGCTGTGCAATAGTGCCACCAAACCACAAACGATTTTCATGGAATGTTACAGCCGCAGGAAAGCCTCTCAATGCGCTATATGATTGCTCTTCCCATTGTGAACTTGGTGCGTGTGTTTCAATCTTTGGTGTACCGCCACCAACAGTAGAATCGTTTGCATTTGAACCAGCCGTCACAACAAACACGTTCTGATTAACAACATCTTGCACAGTTCTTGTGCCATTAATTTGATTTGCGGAAATACCGCCAACAGCACCAGCGTGAGAAATGACAATAGTGTCACCAGTGCTTAATCCATGCAAGGCCATAGTAATTTCTATGTCAGCGATACCATCAGTTGTTTCAATAGCATCAGTGTCAAGATGAACCTCTAGCTTGTCTATAATATCGCCAGTGGCTTGTGTTGCAGATTGCACAGATTTAATCTCAATTTCTTGCCCATGAAAGCGAATAGTAATGCCAACGTGCTTAGAGTCTAGATAATCACCACCTGTTTGTGTGCCTGTGGTGTCCCAATAGTTTGCGCTTGTTGTTAGTGTTGCTCCAGTTCCGCTAGTCTTGGAGGGGTCTAGCGTTACAGCAGGGTCATGGAATGAGTAATATGGTTGATGTATGTAATTGCCATCAGTGTCTGTGCCAAACTCAAATGTACTTACCTCAAAGTCATCAAGGCTTGTGCGTACAAGTTTGCGAATCTTAAATGTATTGTGGCACAAGAACATTACATCGCCTGATTGAGCAAATGTAATTTCATCAAGAATACTGTCAGTAATAGGTAACGTGGCAGAATCCACATCCTGCGTAATTGTTTCTACAAGAGTGATATCGCCAGTAGCAGGGTCTATCTTAAAGCAACGAATCTGTTCATGCTCAAGAGAGATAATGTAACGCTCATCGTCAGAAAATATAAATGGAATGATGCGGTGTTGCATACGCTTTGATGAGTCAACAGTTGTGTCAAACTCATATATCTTGCGTGTGCCAAACCTTTTTAGAATACCGCCTTCGTTTCTAATAAAAAAGTTTTCAATCTTCTTAGCGGCGGAAGCGTAGACTTTAGTATCAGTGCGAGACAGCATAGAAGGACTGACTTCACCAAACTGAAAGTTTGAAATGGGAACTCTAATCCTTGCCATTAGCTACGCCTATTCGTAATAAACCTCGATGTTGCCAGCTTACGAGTTGTCTGTTGCTGTGAGTCTAGTGTTCTAGCTTTAGTCATTGTTAGTTGTGCTTGTGTGTTCATTAGTCCAGCCAACGCAGTGTCTCTAGCAACCGATGTTGCAAAGACTGTAGCCAAAGCATACTCAACAGCAATAGTAAAGTAAGAAGGCCAATAGACTTCATCCACACGAAATGTGTGGTCTAGAATTACTTTGTCTGATGATGATGTATTAGCAAACAGCTTGTCGCCATATAGCTGATACTCAATCAAATTGTCATTTACAGTAGCCGCATGAGTCATAAGATAATCTGCTGGCAGTTGATATGCTCTGTCATATCTTCCAGTGGGCGGTGCTGTAAGTAAATTAAGTTCTGTTTGATTGGTTGCAAAACGCCAGCGTGAGTTTACCAATGCTGTACGAGCAACATCCTCATACATATTTACCGAGACAAGAGCCTCGGTTGTACCGTCTTCAAACGAAGTGATTGTGTTTGCCCCAATGAGAATTAATGCTCTTGAGCAGATGTCAATCGGTGTATTTGCGTGGGTGCTACTTACTGCCATTGTAAGTTATGGGAGAGGTAAGTTAATACCTTGACCTCTCCCAAATCCTTTAATCGCTATCAGTAGCAGTAACAGCAACACCGTTTACGATGTCAATGTTTGTGCCATCAGACTGATTGCAATATGCAGTTGATATCGCTGGTGTACCACCTGTTGACGAAACAATAAACATGACGTCATTTTTGTTAATCATGCCGATTGCGTCTAGGAAGTAGTCCTCAGTGTTGATATCAGCAATAGTGTCTGCGCTTGTATAAATCCACATACGCTGTGCTGATGAGCCACCAATGAGGGTTAGGCCAGATGCTGAATATGCCATAATGCTAACTCCTCTTAGTTGTTGTCTAGAACTTCATAGATGCCGTTGGCATCAATGACCACCGCACCCATTGACATCATTGATGTTGCAAGGTGTGATACTTTTTCCGCGACATAGTTAATCTCAGTTGAGACATCAGAGTTTACACCCAATCCAATAGAGGATGTGTGGTAGGCCATATTCTTACCAGCAGTTACTGCTGATGTTGAGAAGACCTTGAAGCCCATAAACTCTTTCATTGTCATGCCGCCAGCGAAAGGCAGATTCTGCTCACCAACAAAATCGCTAGATGCGAACTCGGTGATATTAAACAGGTCTGCATAACCTTTCGGGTGCATAGCAAGATAGCGGTTGCCATCTTCAGGGATGTCTGCTGAACCAAATGTCTCAAACAATGTTAAGATATCTGCAAGCACAAGTGCGCCTGTGGTATCAGCAATCTGAGTTGCGTTTGCGCCAGCGTCCATTGCTGTGATGAGAATCTCATCTGTCTTGCGACCAAGTGCGGCGGCTGAAGATTGTGCAACGGCTGAACGCTCGTTGATGTTTGTCTTCAGTTCATCCAACTTGTCAATGTATTCTGCGGCATAGAAATCCTGCATGGTTGCTTCCACTTGTGTGTGTGCAAGTTCCATAGGAGTTACATTGCCGTTGCGTGATTTGGTAGAAGCCGCGCCTGTACCAATTTTTTGGAAACGAACAGTTGAACCTGATACATTGCTTGCCATACGAACAGTGTTCCGCAATTTAGAACCCATGCGCTGATAAGCCATGTGAACTTCAGATTCGAACTGTTTGATAAATGCTACATCAATAGTATTAGCCATTTTCAGTCCTTCTGAGTTAAGTTGATTTTACTGCGGTTGTCTGCTTGGCATCCTCACTGCGAGTATCCGTTAGGGTCGCTCAGTGCATTACAGGCCGTTGTTGTAGATAGTAAACATTATTTTTCTGATTAATGCAACGCACAAATCTCATCATCATGTGTCCGTTGACTTCAAACAA